GTTAAATACGTTTTCAATCTTTGTGTAGCAGAAATCGTCTATAAAAGGCGTGATATTCTGATCATATCTCGTCATAGTATTCCCGTTTAAGGAAATACTATTTTATTGGAAAATGTGTAATCTTCTGATTCACTCTTTAGCCATCGAAATTATCACCCTAAACTAACTGGCGGGGTACCTTTTTCCAGTTATCAGGTGGCGTATTCAGAGTCCCTAAATGTCCCACTCGTCACAAGCGATCTTTTAGAAATTAACCTCTATACCCGGTCATGCCCATTACAGGCACACTACATAGGTCTACATTTCGATTACTAGATTCCTATGCATTGCAGACAATATACAAGATGCTGCAATCCTTTCATCTGATTTTTCTGGTTAGGGCTTTACAGAATTAGAATCCCTAGATGAGTGTGATCTTATCAATCCTAGCATCAGTAGAATTACGCATTCGCTACTACTATTTCAGTACCAGTATGTAAGGGATGATGATGGTTTCTGTAAGGAATTAAAATTGGATGATTTCTTCGATGATGGTGATGAATTCAGTTTGGGGATTTTCTATTAGTTGAGCTGACGTTCGTTGCCACAATAGCTTTCGATCGTCTTCTGTTAAATTACTATGATGTTCTGTAATGTATTTGTCAAATTTATCTTTTAAAGACACACATTTTGAGGCAGGGGTACCTTGATGAAATTCAGGAATTTTTCTAGACTGAAATGATGATTTACCAGTTCTTGGTGTTGACTTAGTTACAGTTGGAATAGCTTCTTGTGGAAATGTTTTTCTTACTTGAGTCATATAATATTTACCTTTAAATTAATGTCTAATTTTTTTTCGACTACTATATGACATATCGGTAATTTCCAACATATACTTACTCGAACCTTCTTTAACTGTAACTTGCCATGGCGTATCTGGATTTGGAACTTCACCAACTTTTTGTCTAATAATAAAATGATCATGATGCATCTTTGTCAAATCATGACCTTCTATTAAAATAGGCTCATTTGAATATGGTATTTTAAGTACTGTAGAACCATTTTCAGCATCATATGTCATTTCAACGATACCATTAATTAATTGGATATGGCGCTTGAAAATATATTCGTGCGGCTGGAGCATTTGAATAGGAGCTCTCATTTGTCCGGTTGTGCTTAAGTCAGACTCTGCAATTTGTTTAGCTTGTGGTTGAACCCAATGTAAAACTTCTGCAGCAATTAATCTACGCATAAGTGGATGAAATTTAGCTTTCGTTGCGGATAGATCAAATAGCATCATCATGCGTTCACTTATAATAAGTCTATTACCTTTAACTATAAGTTCTGCATATGGGACAAATGTATCTGGCCAAGTATCAATTGGTGTTTTTGCTAGTTCTCGAAGATCAATTCCGGTTTGTGCAACGGCTAACCAAACTCGTTCATAATTATCTCTAATAGCTTCAATTTCGTTATATAATACTCTGATTTTGCTATTAAACCCTACTACAAGAGTGTTATAGTAGTTCAATTCTTCTACCATAAAAGAGATGAGATTTCTTTTGGTAATATCTCCAAGTGAGATATTGTAAGTTCTCTCTGAGTTTTGTCTATTATTTTGCTGTTCGTTCTTATATACCATAACAACATCCTTTATATCTATATAAAATATACATATTAGTATAGACAATGTCAAGAAGATTGAATTTAAATATATTTACTCTAAATAAGCTTCTGAGTATAAATATATGGGGAGCTTATTTAGATAGGAATTATTATGGATAATGGTCATTGGATATACCCTAACGATTTTAATATAAATAATTGGTTTGGATTTGTATATAGGATAATTGACACGGTTACTAATAGGGAATATATAGGTAAAAAACAATTTTTTACAAAAACTAGTAAAGCTATTACTGGAAGAAAAAATAGAGCATGGAAGACGAAAGAATCTAACTGGAAAAAATACACAAGTTCATCAGATGAAATAAACAAACTTATTAAAGAATTTGGAAAAGATAGATTTCAATTTTTTATTGAATCATTACATGCTACTAAGGCATCTCTAACCTATGCAGAAGTTGAAAAATTAATAGTAGAAGATGCATTACGAGTTAAATTATCTGATTCGATTAGAAAATATTATAATAAGGTAATACCACCAATTAAATTTTTACCGCCACATGAGACTATAGACGAAGAAGCAGTTAGAATATTTGCATTAATAAAAGACATATACCCGAATGAAAATTTTTGTTGGGAACATGGTATGACACCCGAAGAAAAAGAACAATATAAAATAAAATATCGATTTGGTAATAATAATTCGACTATACGAAATAAAACACCAGAAGAATATCAGCAATATTTAGATGACTATTTTAGAGGAGAAAATAATCCTATGTACGGAAGAATCGGAAACCTATCTCCGAGATATGGTAAAAAACCATTTGATAATTTAACGTCAGAAGAATATAAAGAGTTAATAGAACAAATATCTTTGCGTATGTCTGGTGAGAATAATCCGAGATATGGTAAAAAACCATTTGATAAGTTAACCAAAGAAGAAATGGATATAGTTAGATCTAAAATGGCCCACAAAGGTGAAGAAAATGGAATGTATGGTAAACCATGCCATTATAAAATGACCGAAGAAGAAAAACAGCAATGGAAAGATAATATATCAAAAGGAGGTAAAGGTAGAATTGTAACAGATGAAATTAAAAAGAATATGTCTGCAGGCATGAAAGGTGTTAAAAAATCAAAAATAGAATGTCCACACTGTGGTAAAATTGGTGGATCTAATAATATGTATAGATATCATTTTGATAAATGTAAATTGAAACCCGTTTAACATTAGTTATTCTACCTGCTCTTGGTCAAACGAAAATGTAGTGAAATTATTTTCTTTAATAACCGTTAACGTCGACGTGACCCTTGGTATTAATTCATCTCTATGAGAAATTATGAATATATTTTTATTGCGTTCTCTAGTTAATTTCTCAAGCAATGTTATTGTATTATCTAATCCTACAGAATCTATTCCCATATCGAGCATTTCGTCTATGAATAATAAATCTATAGCTGTATTAGTTGTTTCAAACATATCTCTGAAACTTAGACTTAATCCAAGAATTAATCTTGTACCTTCACCACGACTTAAATTTCTAAAATCCAAATCTTGACCCATAAATGTTATTTCGGTACTTAAATCGTTTAAGAATTTAACAATATGTGGTAATCCAAGTTTATCTAAATATTCTGCTAATCTTTTATTTAAATAAGCTAAGTTTTGATCAATAATTCGCTTTCTAATAAAGCTATCTTTATTAGTCAACAGTTTCAATAGAAATTCTTGATGTTCTCTATCTCTCACTAGCTTGTTAAGATGTGTATAATTAACCTCTTGCAATGTCTCAGTTAAGGTTTTTGCTTGATCTACATATGGATTTGTAGCAGATACCTCTTTGTCTAAATCTTTATGTAATTGATTTAAAGTATTCTTGTGTTCTAGTGCCTCTTTAAGAGTTGAATAGAATACGTTTGGTTTAGACATACCATTGAACACAGTTAATATACCATCAAGTTGTAATGTTATATCGGTTAACTCTGTTTTTTCTACGGTCACTTGCGAGTCTAGGCTAGATATTCTAGTCTCTAAATCATTCATGATATTAACGTGATGATGATCCTTAATATTCTGACTACACATTGGACAAGATTTATCGCTCGCCTTCTCGTATTGAATTAGCAATCCGTTGAGTTGCATTTCTAGTTGAGTTGAATGCCTGGTCTTAGATAATATTTCTTTGTTAAACTGTGCAACGCCGGTACTAAGTTCTTTATACACTTCAACATCACTATGCGACTCAAGTTCATTATCTATGTCTAATTTTTCAAGATGAGCTATAGCACTTTCTATAGTGTTAAGTTCTTTCAAATGTATTTGTTCCCAATTATCTACTTTTCGTTGGAATTCTACTATAGTATTTTGTATCTTCTCATTTGAATTTTTAACAGTTCGAACCCTAAAATCTTCGTGTTCAATTTCAGACTTGGTAGTTTTTATCAAATCCTTTAGTTTTTCTGCTTTTTTACTAAGCTGAGTGATACCTAATAATTCTTCTATAATTTCTCGCTGTTTAGACGCACCAAGGTCAAGGAACGGTTCAGAATATGTGTTCAACACGACTACATGTTTAAACAATGTATGACTAATGCCGAGTAACTGTTCAATTTCGAATTGAGTATTCTTGTTTTCACCTTGTGCTTCGTCTGTACCTTCAATGTTTACATGCTGGTCATCTACAATGTACCGGAACTAATTTGGTTTACGCCCACGTTCAATTCTATACTTATGACCATTAACTTCAAAATTGATTGTAATGGTCATGTTTCTTTGATTTATTTTATTAACTAGATTATCAAGTTTGATATTAGTGAGAGGCTGCCCATATAAACCGTAACTAATCGCTTGAGCTAACGTTGTATTATGTGATAAAATATTGTTTGAATAGAATCTGTGATCGTCAGATAATACTGTTAAATCGAACATATTTTCTTCGATGGCCGTTTCAGTAACTGATACAACAGTATCTATTCCATATTTTGTCATGATCTTAGATTTATTTACTATTAGATCTTTAATGAAAATTTCATTAAGATTTTCATCAAATAAAATATGCGTATCGGCTCCTGTTAACGTTAATCCATTTTCAGTTACTAAGTTCCATACAGTGTATGGTATTGTTTTTTGAATTGTTGATATTGGTTGCCAGCCCGAATCAGTTTCTATTTCTAGATTTTCTAAATTTATAGAATCAATAAATTTTCTCTCTATTATGTCAGATGATTTATACATTTTTTAACCGTTTCGTCGAATTGTTTAATAACTTCGCTTTCCCAAATAATAAGAACATTATAGTCTAAATTATTTAATTCTGATATTCGTGTATTATCTGCTCTCCATATATCTTTAGCAATTTTGGTTTTTATTTTTGTATTCTCAGAGAATTTATTTGGATTTGCATGCCAATAATCTCCATAAAATTCTATTATCTTCTTATTGTATTCGCTGAGGCAATCGACAAAATATGATTTGTTTTGAGTTGATATACATGCTTCGTTAACTCCGTATTTTAAATTATTAATAGTTTCAGCAAGAGCGTCAAATAATTTAAGTGAAATTTTTGACACTCCTAAGTATATACCCGATTCGTTCAGTGAATTTTTCCATTTAATTTGTCGTTCTTGCCAAACTTTCATACCTGCGTCTTGCCCATATTTGTTTATACAAATTTCTTTAGAAAACATTGTTTGATTATTTGATACAAATTTTTTAGATTCTTCTATTGAATATCCTCTTGTGGTATAATATTCTGTGCATCTTTTACTTGTAATTTTGTGAATATTTGAATTTTGCGACTCTGCACCTTTTTTATTATTATTATTTTTGCAATTGATTGCTAAATTAATTGAATCTGATTCAGTATGACCTTTTTTCATCCAATATTCTTTTCTAATAGGTCGTCTTGAATTTCTTTCAAAATCTGCTTCTTCTATTGTATATAAATTATTTGTTAATGGATTGATTTTAGTAATCCAAAAATTTCTACTGTAGACACTTATACATTTAATTGAATATTCTTTAGATTTTACATATGCATAGTTTTCTGACCACCCTCTATTGATCCAATAGTTTTTTGATCTTTTACCGATAGCGCGTAAATTTAATTTGTTAGTTACAAATTTGCGAATATGCATTTTTTTATTAGATGAAAAATCTGAATTTGACATTTCATCTAATAATTCATTGTATTTAATTTGGGACAAATCTAATGTATCTAGTATAGATTTAATCTTCATTATTTTTTGATTTTGCTGCATTGTATAAATCTCCCAGTGTAATTTCAAAAACCTCATTTGTTTGTGGATTTCTTAATTTTAAAATTGTATTTTTGCCAAGACATTTCCCCACACCATTGCGTGAACCGTTGCCGCCCATATCTAGATTTTCGCCCAGAACTAACGTAATACCATTTCTATTGAGATTGATCGTTTGTGTGACTGCACCAACGCTTAAGAAGTTTCTGAGACTAATTTCTTTTATATTAATTGCCATGCATTAAATACTCTGATAAATGTTAATTAGTTCTTGTTTATCTACTGTATTTGATTCTATGCTTTGTAGGTGGGATACCACAATCGAATCTACACTTTCGAAATTAATTTCCACTGTTTCATCTACATCTAATTCATCTATATGTTTTGTTATTAAATGGATGCTTTTAGCCTTAAGCTCAGTTTCAAACAATTCTTTTATAAAATTCACTTCTTCATATGTTATAGCAACATCTATGCTAATACGGGCATATGTATATTCATCTATATATCTTGTAGGATCAGACATTACCTGACTTAGAGTTAAGACTCTATATTTTGGAGAACCTGGAAATGATTTAAATTTTGGTTCAATACCGGGTTCCCAATACATTATACCTCGATTTTCTTCATCCCATGCATCTGCATAATCGTGAGGAAAGCAATTTCCTATGTACCATATTGGTCCTTGATTTTGTCTTTTGTGGAAATGCCCACTGAATACTTGTTTTTTATTAGCAAAATGAGATTTGTTAAGCATGCCATGATCTGACATTTCAATCATAGCATTCATCTTAAAGCTAGGTAATTCAAAATGCCCAAAAATATATGATGCTTTAATATGTTGAACTTGTTTCCAATCATCACCTATCAACCATGGCACAAATGCTATCTCACCAATTTCAGTTAACTTGTCAATTAGATGTATGTTTTTGAATTGATCTATATATGGTATGCTATGAATCTCAATCTTATCTCTGTAAAACATATCGTGATTTCCTAGTAAAAAATATGCGTATTCAAAATAGTCATTCAGCAATTTGAGACCACTAACTGAATAATTCAGCGTAGAGATATTAATTGCACTACGAACATGATGATAATCACCCAAAAATATACAAGTTTTAGCGCCCCATTCTTTAGCTTGCTCTATCATCCATTTAATAAAATTTTCACATGTAGCATTATGATCACGACTATTGTTTCTTAGCCCATAATGCAAATCTCCAAATACTATTACTTTATCAAATTGATTTGTATATTTTATTAATTTTGAATCCATTATAGATTAACCCTTTATTTAAAATTTTATCAAAATAATATTTAGATATATTGTATTTCTTTTTAAGATCATTTGCGCAATAGAATTGTTCTTCTAAATTATTTTCATTAGATATTATAAAGACAGCTTTTTTATGAATTTTAGATTCATCTATAGGTTGATTTAATAATATAGATTTAATGTAATTTAAATTATCTTTGATTCTAGTTGAATGCCATAATACGACATATTTAAAACCTTTACTTTCAGCTAATTTTTTATGTTTTATATCTCTATCAAATACTATATCAGCTGATTCTTTTGAAAAATAATGTTTCCAATTATTCCAATCGTTTAATGATAAATTAATATTTGGATGACAATGTTCGCCATGATATTCAATTATCAAATTAAGTTCTTTAATAGTATAATCAAAACATACCCATTTTCCATAATCATTTTTAATTCTGAATTCATTACATTTATCGTTATTATAATAAATTGGTCTAACATTGAGGTTTATATCAATTAATATTTTATCAATTTCAATAAACAATTTAATAGCTGCTTTACTGGTTCTATATCCTGGTAATTTTGATTTTAAATTAGAATTAATAATATATTTTGTTTGAAAAATTTGAATACCTATTTCACCAAATTGAATAATGTGCCAATCTACTGAATTTCTTTGTATATCACGTAATTTTATTAGTCTTACATAAAATTCATCTAGGTCATATTTTATAAAATATGCTAAATTTTGACAAATTTGATCATAACATTTAAAATATGGGAATACCCTAAAAAAATCTTGTAACAATTCTATATTGTATTTAGATACCATTTTAGTTTCTATAATACCTTTAACTATTTTGAGATTTAGAAATCTATATACCATTTCATCAATAGAATACTCATCTTTAGATTTTATTGTTTTTCCCATAATCTAAATTCCAAAATTTATGTTTATGTCAGCTAAATTCATTAATAATAATCACGTATACTTTTCATACTATTAGTATGCTGTATATACTGGTGATATGTCAATGTCATAAAATGCATCATGTATGTACTTAATCTAAACATTACTATATATTTATCAATTATTGATTACGCTTCTGGCGGTTTTACGACTGTATCTGCTAACTTTTTAGCTGCAATCTCATTGTCTGTTGTCCTTGTATACGATGGGTTTGCCCCGTGCATAGTTAATAAATCATCTCGAATATTTTGATTTTTCTTTTCTATGTTTAATACTCTTGTAAAACTATTTGCTAATACTTGTGTATAATATGAGAATGGATTTGGTTGAGCACTTCTACTCTCATCAAATTGTAAACCTATTTGACTCAGCTGTAATAATGCTTGATTTTTCATTTCGTCTAGATATGTATTTCCAGTTAAGTACACTTTTCCATTTCTTCTGGCAATGAAACACCCATATTCAGTTTCAGGACACCATACCATTCCATTGTAATAAGTAGTTGGCTCATTTGGATGAGTTATTTTTCCACGTCCAATGAGACCTTTACCATTTCTTTTACCTCCATGAAAGTCTATGCATTCTACTTTAGTATTATTTCTTCTCTTTGAAAACAAATTAATATTATAGTAACTAGTAAGTTTTCCAAATGATTTATGATTTTGTATATAATGGCTATTGGTTTTAATACCAGACATGGTGCATAAAATTTGAAACATATCTACACATTCTTTATTTTTTTGAGTATATCGACGATAGTTACCTACTCTCCATCCGTCACCATCTATCATAGTGTTAACTAACATATTTCGTTGATTAGCAGTTAATGAAAGTAGAAAATTCATATTTAGGTTTTTTGTAGGTAATATTTCTATAATTTTTCTAGAATCCGGACGTGATATAGCAAAACATATATTGTTCAATCGTAGTGATTCACTGAATTTAAAATTTAAGTTAGTTAAACGGCTTCTGATTCTATCTGCACTATCTCCCGGATTTTGATATATTGTGATTCGTTTTATTTTATGTTCTTCATTCCATTCATAACACCCTTCTGTTACTATCCAACCTAATAATTCTACAATGTCATTATTATATATCTCAATCGAATCTGACTGAATTTCATTACCCATCAGAATGACTTTATCTGATTCTAATAGATATTCAGCTTCAATAAGTCCTCGACCGGTTACTAATTTATGATTTGGTGTAATTAATGCATCCATACCCGTAACAGTGAGATTATGCATTAATCCGTCAAAATGATCTCTAAATATAGATTTAATCTTAGACCATTTCAGATTACCTTCATCATATGATAAAATAATATCTGTCTCGTTTATATCATCAATTCCTAGCCAACCGCGTTGGGTTAATGCTTCGGTGGTTTCATCTACACAATACCCCCTCCAATTCCCTCTATGACCGTATCTTTCTACTAATTTCATAAACATAAGAGCTAATCTATTTGTCATTTTTCCGTGCTCAATATTAAACCATCCGTTTTCTATACCGCCTTGCCAATGACTTTTTCCTACAATATAGAATTCACCTTCTTTTATTATAAAATGTTGAAAAGGAGGAAAATTACATTTTATATGCTTTTCTGCTTCGGTCTTAGCTTTATGAATTCGCTCCTCATTAATAGGGATATGGTCAAAAGTCATTAGTCTGATTACTATATTTTCTTGAGGTATATCATCTAATGTAAAATTAATTACTGGATTTTTAATACCTTTTGATATCATTTCTTTTTTGCGTCGTATTGTTTCTTGTGTTACTTTACGCTTGCGAACATCATTTAATAAATCTTGTGTCACTTTACCTAAATTATCAACTATTATATCATAGTTACTGTATTTAGGATCAATAAATTCACAATAAGTCGATTTGCTTAAATGAATCTCTTCCAATAAGTCTTTATTTGTCAAATATTTTATTTTAGTAGGTAAATTTTTGTTCATTATGATCCTTTTTGATAAATCCATGCAAAATACTATAATATATGACAAAACTATGTATTGTCAAATTATCTTTATTAACCATACACTTAATAAGCACTATAAATAATGTAACATACTTTAAAGGATATAATAATGGGTAGTTTCTCAAGTAATGATTCTGATGCTAATGCCAGACGTGTTAGATTACGGGCTAAACCGGCGGCAGTTTCGACAGTGTATGGAACAGGATTAATTAATCCATTACGAGCCACCAATGGAATGGTATGGCCATATCAGCCTACCATTACATATGCGCAAGACGTCTCTTATACAAATATTGATTTGGTACATACCAATCAAGAAATGTATGCGTACACAAGAACTAATGCAGTTAAATTAACTATAGATGGACAATTTAGCGTTCAAAATCAAACAGAAGGTGTGTATGCTGTAGCATGTATTCATTTTTTGCAAACTGTTACTAAAATGTATTTTGGACAAGCTACTAATACTACTGCACCGTCCGGAACGCCTCCGCCTGTATTATTGTTTGATGCATATGGTGATTATATGTTTAATCAATTGCCAGTTATCGTAACAAATTTTGGAGTAACATTTCCAAATGATGTAGATTATGTACCTATTGATACGGCGTATTTGTCAACTACGTCAGGAGCTACTGCAATTTCTACAACATTAATGTTTACATCGGTGGTACAATCAGGTGGTAACAATAGCTATTTAGATACCCAAAAGGGGTCAGTTTGGCTTCCGGCATTGTTTAATATTTCTGTCAGTTTAACAGTACAAAATACTCCGAGTGTATTAAGAACGGTATTTAATCTTGACCAATTTAGATCAGGCGCATTAATGACGCAGAGCCAAACGGGATCAATTCAAGGAGGATGGATTTAATGGCATCTTCAGCAATTACAACCATACAATCAGCAAATTATTTGCCTAGCAGTCCTTATTATAATACGCCTCAGGTTAATGTTGATAATTTACCGTATTTAGATTTCTGGAGCCAAGTATTTGTAAGACCAAATAATAGTGATACTCTTATGACCCTTGACCCAATGTATCAATATAGGGCCGACCTTCTCAGTTACAGTTTATATGGAACTCCACAACTATGGTGGGTTTTTATGCTTAGAAATCCAAATATTATTAAAGATCCAATTTGGGACTTTGTTACCGGAATAACAATATATGTTCCAACCAGAACATCGTTGTCAGGATATCTATAATGGTTGCACCTAATCCTATACCACCCACAAATGTACAAAATATTGATAATATAAACAATGTTACATCAGGTAATCCTTCAGTTACTACAAATTCTTCAACTGGTAACCAGGTAACACAATCCGTTTCAACCCAATCAAGTACAACTACACAAACAGTTGCACAATCAAACCAAACTGGTGGACTTAATATTACTCCTGTCCAAAATCCACTAAATGTGTATGCAAATTATACATATCATATACGATTTTCATTAACTGATGAAACAACTGCAAATAATGTAACTACTGGATCGTATTCATCATTTAATGGAATATCTAAGGTTATTATTGCTGAAAGTGGAG